AAAGACATTTCGAAACCTGTTGCTTCTTCAAGATACCCAATCGCATCGTGAATGTCTTCAAATTCTTTAACACCAATATTGTTATTTAGATGTGGTTTTGCTATAAACATATTATTCTCCTCAGCCTCTGTAAAAAACATCTGGCGCTTTTATGTCCCAATCAATTACTTCTTTGTCCTGCAATTGGGCGTTAAGTTCAAACTGCAAAGTTTTTGCTAAGTCAACATTTTTCTTTATTATCTCTTTAGCAAATTCTTTCATGCCATCTTCGTTTTCAAAAAAACGATATGCCTCATAATCTATCATATTAACCTCTCTATATGTAGTTGCTCCAAAAGTCATTCCAATAATCTTCTACTTGGCCGAAGACATCATCTTCATCTAAGTGAGGAACTTCTTTCTTCCATAGTTTCATTGCTTCAGTAGTTGCTTCAACAATTGTATCAGACTCTTTGATAATATCTACGACACTATCCCAGAAATTTTCTTCACAATTTAAAATGTAACTTGACATTCCCATTTTTTTAACCTCTCTTTCGAATCACTTACTCTATTATAATAGCAGGAATACAAAATTTGTCAACCCCCTAAAAACTTTTTTCTTACCATCTGAACAGTGTCTTTCACTATTGTTGGGTATACACCCAAATAAGTACCAGCCTCTAAACTATCTTTGCTTATTAGCTTCTTATGATGGTGATTTATTTTATCATAACTTTCTAATAGCATTTTTGCTACAACGTCAAAAGTAGCGTCCGTTGCTATTGGTTTATCTTCCTGATAGTAAGCATAAGACATCATTAGATATAATGGCACTGTCATGTTAACATCTTCTGTTATCTTAGCTTTTATCATGGTGTCTAACATTATACACCTACCTTTGTGTAAGGCTTACTCCATTTACCGATGTTAATATCGATGTAGTAAGCAGTGTGAAAGTAATCTGTCATGGCATCAGACTTATCGAACCATTTAGTTCCTTTCATTGCTTTGTGCAACTCTTTAAGAAACTTCTTGACAGTTCCTGTATAGAAGTTGTCAAGATGATAAGTATTGACTTGAATGTGGCCGTCATCGCCCTTTCGAAAATATTCTGTAAAATCTAGAATACCTTCAGTTACTGTCACAACAAGTGACATATGATGACGGATAGAAATAGAGCCTTTCATACCGAAATCTTTAAGCACCTTTTTGATAGCAGGTGCGAGTTCTTTTTTGTCTTCTTGTGAAATATAAGCCATATTAACCTCTCTGTTTTATTTCGAATCACTTACACTATTATAATAGCATATCTAGAATTAAAGTCAAGCGATTTCTTTTAATGCTTTTTTAAGAAATCTATTAACTTTTTTAACAATTCGTCTTGCACTCTCACGACATAAACCATAATCTTTACCAATACTATCAAATGTTTTTTTAGTATCATAAGTTTTTTCACCCCAAATTAAAAAGTCACGATAAGGATCACTTCTATACATATAAGGATTTCTATTGTGTATTTTAAGAAGTCTATCAATTAAATCTTTAGCAATAATTGTTTTTTCTAAATTCATATTTTCTCTCTCTTTCGAATCACTTACACTATTATAATATCAGATTGAGCCTTAAAGTCAAGCAATAATTTTTCTTGCATATCGAAAGCTTCAATTTCATAATCTCTTTCAAGATAGTCAACATCAGTAGGAGCAAAGATATCTTGTCCTTTAACTGATTGCATTATGTGGGTAAACTCATGAAAAATAGTAGTGATCAGATCATCTATGTCTTGACTCTTTTTGATACGTAGTGTAAAATATCTATTGTCATCTATATCAACATCAACGAAACCATCTGATTGCATGTTGTTTTTCATTATAACATCTATCTCAAGTTTTCTAACTTTAGGTAGAAGTTGCTCTTTAGCAAAGATAAGGGCTTTGTCAATCAAGGCTCTTTCTGCTTTATTTGAATTGAAATAAGTAACTAACATACTATTATAATAGCAGGTTAGAATAAAAAGTCAACCCTCTTGTAAGTTATTGAAAAAGCTAGGTATTTTCCCATTGAATCCATAACCACAATTGAGTCTATCAATAAGTGATTCGTTTTGTTCTTTACTTTCAGATTTCCAGACTTTCTGATTTGTCTTAGTATCATAGACATAGTATATGCCTTTATGTCTTTTACTAATATACTGTTTATTCTTTTTTCTAAACCATCTCATACTTTTAATCCCGTAAAGTCTTTTTTACCTTTTTTAATTTTAACTTCTTCTTCTACTCTTTCACCGAATTGAGTATTATCAAATACTGGCCCATCAAGGACATCACCTTGTGCAGATTGCTCTACATCGTAGAGTCGCATCTTAGCCCTATCAACACCAAGAACAAATCTTTTATATAGGGTAGGATCATTATATCTGTTCTTGAGTTGTTTCACCATTATCTGATTTAAATCTTCAAGTTCTTCAGTAGATATAAGAGCAAACATAAAATCAGCAGTTGCAGGTAAACCAAAAGATTCAGAAGTATCTTCTAAGCCTAAATCTGAATTGGTAAAACCACTTCTTGTAGTTTGTGTTGCAGATAATATAGGAAGATTTTTTTCTACTGCAAGGCCTCTAAGTTCTTCTGCTATAGATTTTATCAAAGTATATGAGTTTACATTTGAACCAGTCTTTATTCTATGAGACATACAAATATTTAAATAGTCAATATAGATGATATCTGGCATAAACTGCCTCTTTAATCTAAGTTCATTTAGAAGATGTCTAAAATGCCCTACATGAGCAGAGGCAGTAGGATATTCTTTTACAATTAATTTACCACTAGTTTTACCTTTTACCCTATCAATCTTTTTATCATACATCTGTTTTGGTAAATCTATTAATTCTTCTAGAGAAACATTAAGTAAGTTAGCATCTATTCTCTCTGCGATTTTTTCTTCTGCCATTTCCATAGTAATATACAGAACATTTTTACCTTCAAGCAAATTAGCTGAAGCCATATGGCACATTGCTAACGATTTACCAACGCCCGTACCAGCGAGTATAATATTGAGCGACTTTTTAGGTAAACCACCTTTGGTAATTTTATTAAGGTAATCCAAATCGAAAGGAATACGTTCTTCAACACGGTGATAAAAATCCCAACGACTATCACTATCATCAATAAAGTCGTGCCCAATAGAAGGATCAAAGGAAATAGACAGAGCATCAGAGAGAAGTTCTGGTATACTTCCTTTGTCTTGTTTATCTTTACCATCGATAATAGATATTGATTCCATAATTGCATTGTAAATAGCCTTTTCTTGGCAAAACTTTTCAGTTTTTTCTATTAACCATTCTTTGTCTGTATCTGGATCTGAGTTGAGTTCAGATACTATACTAGAACATTTACTGAAGCTTTCATCTGTTATAGATGAATTATTATCAAGTTCAATTAACAATGCTTCTTTTGTTGGCAATGCATTGTATTGTGACAAATATTTATCTATCTCTTGATAAATTGATTTCTCATTTGTTTCTGAAAAATATTCTGCCTTGAGATAAGGCAGAGTTCTTCTTGCATAATCTTCTTCATTAAGAAGATGTTTAAGTACTACTAGTTCAATCCTGTTCTGCACGTTCTAAATGTTCCTTTAAAAGTTTTTGTAATATATCTCCTAGAATAGTTTTAAATTCTACAGTTGCTAAATCCAATTTATTAGGATTTTCACATATAATAAAATTAAAACTAAACTTACCTATATTGTCACCATTCTCATCTTTTTCTTCATAAGCTTGAACAACATCATATTGTATAATCACACCTTCGTAAGGCTCATCATCTAAAACCACACAATCTTGATCACTGTGAAACATTTTATCATGTTTTTCTATAGTATGATAATTAGGTATAATTATATCATCGCCAATATTTCTCATCTTTTTTTACCTTGGCCTCTATACTTTTTGAACCCTCTTCTTTTATGTTTGTTCATTTTGGTTAGAGATAACATACCATTACCGATAGAAGTTTTCACTTTTGTTGGTTCGTGAACTGCTATACTAAATCCTCTTGCTTTACGTGCCATTATTTACTCCCATCAATTTGTTCTTTGACTTCTTGAACTCTATCTTTCAATACACTTATCGCAGTGTGTATATGTCCAGTATCATGAGGTTGAAGTTTCTTTTCTAATATACTTATTTCTTCCATTAAAAAAATCAATCTATCAGTATCTTTAGCCATTATGCATCTTTCTTATTATATCAACATCTTCTTCATCAATTAAATCACCACAACCACAACGAGTAGGATATTCTAAATTAACAACATCATCTTCCCACATACACCAGTGTTGCCAATATACTTTATCACCCTCAATGTAGGCTGTCTTCTGTCCCCTCGTCAACTGAAAGTTCATTGGTAGGTTCGCCATAGAGAAACTCCTTCTTTGCTACTTCTTCTAGTTTTGTCATTATGTCTTCAGTAAAATACTTCTCAGGATCTTGATTGATAGTTTTACCAAAAACTTTTGTACCATCAGGCATTTCATATCTCGTTGAAACTTTCTTGATGATTTCATACTTCTCTGCTAAATCTAATAGTCCATAATATCTATCTAGTCCAGTTGAGTAAGATAGTTTTACTTCTACTCTTTTATTCTCTTGAGTAAATCTAGATTTAGCCATTTGTACTTTTACTATGTTACCAATTACATCAGTGCCATCTTTATCTTTTTTCTTAGATAGCATTGCGATAGATGATGATGCATACTTTAGTCCAGCACCACCAGACATTTCTTTCATAGGTATGTATGCACCAACCACATCGTACACATGATTAGTAACAAGAAGAGGTACTTTTGCTTTTGCAAGTTTCAGAGATAACACTCTAAAGGTACCACGTAGCAATTGTGCTTTTGTCATGTCTCTTGCTGGTTTACCAGACTCGACATCTTCTAATTCTTTTGCTGACGATAGTTGTCCTAATGAGTCAAGTACCATCATCATTGGTGGAGCATCTTTATGTTCCATATAGTTTGTTAGCATCTTTACTGCACTTGTACGAAAGTCTTCGATAGACTCTGGTTCTGCAATAGATACTCTTGATACATCGATGCCTCTAGAAGACATCATATCTTTTGTTACTGCGGCCTCTGTATCAAAATAGATAACACCACCAGTTTCATTATCTTCTAAAAATTGTTTGATAACGCCTAGAACGAAAAAGGTTTTCCCAGTTGCTGACTCACCGGCAAATGCGGTTATTTTATTATTAGGAACACCACCATACAAACTACCACTAAGTACTGCATTCATAATATAAGAACCAGTATCTATTGTACCAGTAAATTCAGAAGAGTTACCACCATCAGCTAATATATTAGTGTTGTCGATACCCTTTATTACATTACTTAAAAAACTATTCATTTATTATATACCTCATCTAGTTTATCAGAAAATTCTTCTATCTTTTTACTTCTTAGTTTACCTGGCCAATGAA